TTCTTCTTCAGAATCTTCGTCTTCATCCTCATCGGATTCTTCTTCGGATTCATTCTTCTTAGCTTCGCCAAGAAGTGCGTCTAAGACGTCTTGAGTTAAAGGATCACTTGTAGATTCCTCAGAAACTTCTTCAGGAATATCCTGTTCAAGCTCCTGATTCTCAACAAGATCCTTTTCTTCAATGTCTTCAATAATTTGTGTTTCTTCTGACATATATAATTCTTGTTTGAATTTAGAGTTTGGAGAGGAAATCATTGAAGATCCGTTCCTGAGCTTCGCTTACGCGCCCAAGTGGTACCTTATTAATTTCAGTCTCATATTCTTCAATCTGTTGAGGTTTAAGAAGACCATTTTCCCAAATCCACTCAACACCTTCCATAATGCCTTCAACGAAAGCAGATGGTGCACTTGGATCTTGGACAATGTCAACAGTAGAAAGAACGAAATCGTCCTTTACGTATGTTTTGCCTTCCCTTTGTTCAACAGTACCCATACCACGACTAGAGACACCTAACTTGCATCCACCTTCAACGAGACCTTTCACAATTTTGCCCATTGGTGTATCAAGAATAAGTGCCTTTCCAACAACATTATTACCATCCCAATTGAGTTCGGTAATTCTGTGTGAAACTTTATCTAAGTTAATTGAAGGTCCCTCAGGGTGATTTAATTCACCAACAGCCCGACCTGTTTTAACTTGTTCTTTTACATACTTTCCGCATGCTGCTTCCAATACAGCTTTAGGATAAATGCGTTTATTGCGGTTTTGTTTTTCCGCTTGCATGAATACACCTTCGATGTAAACATCCTTTCCGCCATCTTTCTTGGCTTCACTGATGTATTCAATTTGTTCTAAATGTTCTGTGATTAATTTCATAAATTTTATGAGTCCATTGCTCCAGCTGCATATTGATCAGCCCAAATAGCAAAGGCTAATGTTTCAGATTTGTGGGGATTTTTATCAGAGCCACCTTCGTATCCAAGCTTATACGCATTCTTATAGTTAGGATCTTTCTTTACCATTTTATCCCAATCAGAAAATAGTTTTTCATCCATTTCGCCATACCACTGCATATATTCATCATCAGTTACTCCACGAATTGCCTTTGCCTTTTTAAGTAAATTAACTAAATCATTTTTAGATTTTGGTTTTTCAAGCTTTTCTTCTTTAAGATCAGCTGATTCTTCAACAACTTCCTTTTCAGGAGATTCGTTATTCTTATAAATTTGACTAGAAAGGTTAACTTTACGTATCTCTAAAGCTTGATCCAATTTAGATGCAACAGCATTATTAAAAGCCTCAGGGGTAGCATTATTAGTTATAATGCTATTAAATAATTCTTTAGCTATATCACTCATTTGTATATTATTTATAATTTTTATGTTTTAGAGAATCAAATATCGTCTTCAATATCTTCATCATCAGGCATTTCAGCCTTTTCTTTTTCAATTTCTTTATCAAGATTCATAATATCTTCTTCTGTCTGTTTAAGAATAACAGTACGAACGTATTTGTCAGAAATATATTTACCGACAATATCATCAAGCATTTGAGCCATTTCTAAACGTTCCCGCAATATCTCAAATTCCTTTAGTTCAGCAAAATAGTTATCCTCTAAATAACTGATATTAACCTTTTCTTCGATATCTTTCCAATCTTTTTCAGTAACAACACCCTTAAGAATCAATTGAATTCTAAGAGCATCTAAGAGCATAAACGAAAACTTCTTGCGGAGTCTATCAATAAATTTCTGAAACTTAACTTCTTCTCTTGAAACTTCACTTGCTCTTCCAACACTAAATGCTGTATCCTGCTCAAGCCGAGCAACAGGGACATTTAATGCTCGGTATAATTTCCTTTGGAAAAATTGAACATCTTCAATCTGACCAAGGTTTTCTCCTCCACCTAATGTAGAAATTTCTGTTCCTCTTCCACCTTCACGCCGTGGAAGATAAAAGTCTTCAAGCATAGACATGTGTCTACGATCATCACTAATATTTCCAGTGTCTGCGTCATAAACGAGTTTGTTTCTATAACGCGATACTACTTGTTGAAGATATTCTTCAGCTTTACCTTTTGGAAGGTTACCTACATCGATATAAAAAATTCTTCTTTCGGGTGCACGAGAAACACGATAAACAACAAGTGAATCTTCCATATAACGAAGCTGATTAACCAACTTCATTGCTTTATGAAGATGACCAATTGTCCGAGATTTTTCTGGATCCATTAATCCAGAATTCACTTGAATAATTGCATCATTAGCAAACTTTACTCCATTTAGTTTATCAGCTGCAGATGAACCAAATTGTGGAGAATAAAGATAGTACTCGTCTACAATCTCATCATATTCAACATTTGTTTGAGGGTCCTTTAAAGTCTTTACTTCTTTTACCTTATTAATATGAGTCGCCTCAACTGGCCTTAATTCAATAATTCCGCGCTGTGGATTTTTAGGATCAATGATTACATTAAAATATGCCTTGCCATCAATATACCAATTACGAAAATAATCAGCTGCATTTCTATTAAATTTGTAAAGCTCTAATACTCGATTAAATTCATCAATTATTTTTTTCTTCACATTCTCTGGAAGATCTAAATCTCCCATTGATAAATCGACTGGCGCTGACTCCTCTGAAGATGCAATTGCACCATCAACGATATCAGAAATAGCTGCATCACATTCAGGTTGAAGTGAAGCTTCACGATATTTGCGAATTAATTCATGATCCGATACCGCATCAGTATTTGAAAGATCGACATATTGACCATAATAGCCTCCACCGACTGTAACAGTCATCGCACTCTCGTCGCTTTGCTTTGGGATAGGCGAGACAGCTTTTACCTCAGGTTCTTTTGAGACCTTTTTACTAATTTCGAATCCAAATAAATTTATCGCCATAATATATTATTTATATTAAAATCCAGAGAAGGGATTGGACCTTCTCTGGATTTATAGTTGTGTTTTAATTTAATTTGTCGTATTTGATTCCCAATACTGATAAGCAAATTCAACAGTGAATTCCTCTATAGTATCTGCGGATTCATTACTAACATCAATTGCTGACACATTAACAGGCCATGCACCCCGGAATGTGTAAGTTTTGATAACATTTCCTGCTTTATCCAATTGATCAACAGAAAGATCTGTTTGATAATCAGCTGGATTTGTTAAACCAGTATTTGAAACGTGTGTGTTAATACCATTTTGCCAACGTTCCATGGCATCACGAATTTCGAATCCGGTATCATTAATAATTGTTACCGACCAATTTTCGTATGTTCTATCACCGGCCATTTTTACTTGACGTCCACGATAAGGAACATCAATTTGACCAACGACACTGGCTGGAAGTTGAGCTGCTTTACACATGAACTGTGCGAGCTCACTATCACCAGCGGCGTAGGCAGGAAATGTAAGAGTAGCCTTAAAAAGGTTTGCTCTTGCACCACCACCGATAAGCTTTGCTTTAAAATCGTCTACTGTTGCCATAATTCTATCTTTCTATTAGTATTTATTAGTTTCCTGTTCCAACGATTTCAGAGAATTCAACTCCAGTTCTCGTAGCAATAAAGTTAAGAGTAATGAAGTTGATCGAACGCGCAGGCTTGATGTAAATATCAGCCACGAAACGATTAGCATCAATAACAGATCCTGTATTATTTGTTTCGTCACAAACAACTAAGAAGTCATTAATACCACGACGACCTTTAACATCCCGTAAGAATGGTTCAGTCATATTTCTAAACATCGCCCGAGTAAATTCATCATTCAATTCAAACAATTGATACTTAGAAGCAGTAGCAATTGCTTTTTCAAGAACGATAAACAATCTACGAACGTTGATACGGTCAAATGCTGATGGCTTACTTTGAGCGGTCTTATCACCAAATAGGAGGATACCTTGACCAGGCTCAGAAATAATTGGATTAATTCCAGCTTTATAGAGAGTATCTCTTTCAGCTTTATTAGGATTCCACTTAAGCTTAGTTACACCAAGAAGGTTTCCTCGGTTATAACCTGCGGGAGAGAACCAAGGATCGTTAGTGTCATCAGTCCGAGCACAAAGACCAGCAATATGACCATTTGCAGGAATGTAGCGATAAGAATCATTGTACTTATTGTACACATAAACTGCAGAAGAATCTTGAACAATATAAGAACTGTTATAATTTAAATCTCCAGTTACATCAGAAGCACTATCAGCTGTTGTGTCTGGCGATACAAATCCGACACAATCTTTACGAGCAGTACCTGCAATTCGAATAACTTCGTTATGAATTGTGGTATCACCATTTACACCTTCAGCAAAAAGAAGGTTGATGTCAATTTCTTCTGGATTATCAAATTCACCAAGAGCAGTTACAGTATCCGCAGCATCTGCAGCATCGCTTGCATCTGAACCATCAACACCGTTAACCAAAGAATAATCAAATAATCCAGTATTGGCAGTATTTAATGTTGCCACTGTAATTGTAAGATCTTCGTCAGGGCTGTTAGCATCAGAAGATGCACCAAGAAGAGATTCAGGGATTGTTATAGTATCATTAACTGCAAAACCAAAACCTCCATTAACGAGAGTAACTGTTGCTCCCCACTGACTACCATCGGGAGCAATAGCAACACTAAATGTCGCTGAACCTCCATTACCAGAAGTTGTAACACCGCTATCTTCAGTAGAAACTGTGTATGTTCCTTCTGCGATATCGCTAGGATCACTCGGATTTGCTAAAGAAGATGTTACAGTAGCTATTTGACTTGAAGCTTTAAGGCCTGCAGCGTTGAAAAGTTTTCCACTTGTACCGGCATTTCCAGGAACAGCATATGTTACACCTCCGACCGCTGAAGAATTAAAACTGCTTGAAACTAGTGCAGCTTCGTTAATATAAACATAAGCTGAATCTCGATTTATAACAGTTTTATAATAGTTTGAACCACCATCTTTAAGAGCATCTGAATACAATGAAAGTCCTTCAAAGACTTCTAAAACTGTACCTTTAACTCCACTAAATAGACCATCTTCGTCAATAACTGCGATGTGAACTTCGTCACTGGTGCTTCCGGTAACGTTACTCGCAGCCCAAGCAGTTGTTCCTGCTGCTGCGTTAACCATATCATTCAGATTGCTGTCTGTGAAATTACCTGAGTTAAGAAGACCAGTTGCGATCTGCAATTTTAAGCTGTTTCCTGCAGTTCCTGGATAACGTGCTTGAACAACACCAGGTTTAAGGCCGAAAGACGCTGAATCAAAATCATCTTCTTTGTTGATAAGTGTTACTGTTGTAGCAGCCTCGTATCGAGAACCTGCCGCATTTTCCGCGTCGGCTGAACATGCTCGTGAAACACGAAGCGTGTTACCGTATTTTAAAAAGCTTGCGGCCTGTAGAAATGAAGTATAGTTATCATACTGACCACCAGTGGTTGTATCCACCGGAGTACCGTATTCATTAATTAGTTCCTTTTCAGAAGATACTAATTTTACTTCTCCTACAGGGCCCCAGCTGAAGTGACCTGCAAAAGCACCGATCGATGTCGATACTGCGGGGATCACGTTTGTCAAGTCTACTTCCTTGACTTCTACTCCGGGTGATACCTGAAATGCCATTTTAGTTTTTTCCTTTCAATTTTTATTAATAAGTTTAAATCATTACAAGACTATTTTCAATATTTCTATTTATAATAATTCTTGTTTAGAGGTCATGCCACGCTTTTACCTCGTTAGCCATTTCTTCAAACTTATTTCCAATATCAGCACCATCATTTATAACACCAAATGGTGGCACGTCGTTTTCAATTTGTTCCATCTTTTCTTTAAACAACATTTCTTTTAAGTCGACAGTTGATATATCACCAAAAGCTTCTGATGAAACAAACCATGCAAACATAACTAGGTTCATTACTAAATCATCGTGGTTTCCTGCAGATGCTTCATAAGAAGAACCCTTAACTTCAAAAGTTGAAAGTTCATTAATAGTATTTTCATCAATAATATTAAGCTTACCGAGTTCAATAAGATCTTTTAAATTTGAACAACCAATTCTTTTAATCTTTTTTGTCATCATTACACCAATTCCATTTTTACGGACTGATGATTCAACAAACATATTTTCATATTCATGTTCATAATAAACATCATTACATACAACCATTCCAGCATCATTATTTTCTATAATAATTAAAGCATCATTATATTCACGACCAACTCTTACAATAATATCACCAAAAATCATAGGTGAAATCATATTATCTCTATATGTCGCAACCTGCCTAAAGTTTCCAAATGTGGAGTCAATAACTGTAAACGTTGAATAATCCTGTCCTCTCCCCTTTGAAACATCGACAGTCATTACATATTGATGATCTCTTTGAGGATCTTCATAATAATTAACACCTCTATAAGATTTATCAGGCAAATGCATTTGCAATCCTAATAATGCATTAGAGGAAATTAATGTATTAGATGTACCAATAAAACTATTACCAAATTCTTGTTCAAACTGAAGTTCAGAAGTATTAGCAATCGTCATTGCCTTCCATGCTTCATCTCTTCCAGGAACATCATACCAATCAACTCTGAATGGTGTGAATTCGTTTTTCCCTTTCTGTGCACCTTCCCACAATCCGCAGAATATGTTTCCAATACCATTCGCAGTAGATGTAATAATCACTTTTGTTTCTTTACCAGCCGAAACAACAGGATAAGTTGATGTATAAAACTCATTTGCATTTTCAACGAATGCAAACTCATCAAGAAACAAAAGGTTAACAGAAAGACCACGAATTGAACTTCCAGTGGTAGCAGCTGCCACAATTTTTGAGTTATTTGAAAACTCGATTGATCCTTTATTTAATGCTTTACAACCAGGTTGAAGAAAAAATGGAAGATTCTCAAGAGCTAATGTAATTCTGCTTAACATTTCTCTCGCTGTAGAACCTTTGTTGGCAAGAATAGCAATAGTCTTCTCTGAATTAAATACAGCGTACCATAGAATATAGATAACAGATGAAATTGACTTTCCAGATTGACGACATGCTAAAACAATATTAAATCGATTATCATTAAATTGTTTGAACATCTTTTTTTGATATTCATATGGCTTAAATGAAACTAAACCACTATCAAGTGAAATAACCTTTACATACTTTTCAGCAAAGTATATAGGATCATTCATACACTTTACATACTCTTCGATTTCATCTGCAGAAAATGAAGTCTGTAAACCGTCCTTTTTCACTAAAGGGTTACCCATGTAACCCTCTTTACCATTTATTAAATCAGACATCTATCGCTTCGTCGTCTTTTTTTCCTTTTAAGAATTTTTGCAATTCAGTTGTTGATCCTACAAAAATTGAATTATTTGTAGTAGAACTTGAAGGTCCATTCTTTTCTTGTGTAATATCCTTACGAGTTTTCTGAAGTTTTACAAGATCTTGAGTCATTTCACTCGTGTTTTTTAACATTGTGGACAAAACTTCAAATGCTCTAGGATGCTCTGACTCTGAAGCAAGCATCATCATTTGTTCAATCGCTTCACATGATTGATTAATCAACGATTTCATTTTATCCCGAGAATATTCAATATCAGTCTCGGTATCATTAACTATTTGAGAATTTGAAACTTCAAACTTAGGTTCTTCAACTATTTCATTTTTCTCTTCAAGTTCATCTTCTATTTCATTATTATGATTCATGATCAAAACCAAAAGTGGTTGTTATTGTGTCAGTATTGTCAAGAGGAGCTGAATCAGCATCGCCAACTGAGACTCGCACATTTTCATTATCAATACCATAAGGATTATTTGTTTTTAATGATGTATCAGTATCAGTAAAGTAAAAAGAATCGACTTTCCGTATAACTCCTTCTTTAGTAGTTCCACCAGAAAACTTAATTTTCATACTAAAATCTAAAGTATAGATAATAGCTCTACGTGTTTCAAAGTCACCTTCGTAATCATCATTAAATGTTACACTATTAAGAATAATAGGAACATCAGTAACTGTATTTGTACCTTCAAGTTCTTTTATACTTACGGTATAATCCGGTGAAAATGTAGGAAGTATTTGCTCAACTATTTGTAATGCTTCATCTTGATTAATTGCAAAAACATTTAATTGCATACCAATAATATAAGGAACACTTTGATATACAGTATTAACATTATTTAAATCGCCAGCAATAGGGATATTTCTTTTATTAAAACGACTTAACTTACTCTCATTATCATACTCCATTGATGTGATTTCAAAACTCATCCTAGGAACTTTGATTGCGATTGTTTCAGCTGTAGAACCAGATCGATCAGAATTAATTCTAGCTAAAAACTTTTTACGTGGACCATATGCAATAGGAACTTTTTCTTCAGTCGAACCAGGTCGAAGAATTTTAATATTATTAAATAATGTCCCAAAAACAGCAACAGACTTTCTTACTGTTTTATTATAAAAGTGAGTTCCGCTTAACATATCTTATGTTGTTATATTTGGCATGCCAAATGGGTTAGTTAATGTAAAATCGATAAACGAATTTCCTTCAGTCTCAAAATCGGGATTATCAGCATAAGGATCATTATCATCAATGGTATTAAATGCGTCAATAGTTGTAATAGGATATGATGGGTTTGGACTATTTTCGGAACCGATCAGATTACCCCAATCACCACTAGTAACAACAAATCCTGTATTACTTCCATCGCTTGAGACTGGATTGACGACATCAATGTAATCAACTCCAATATCAGCAACTTCAGCAGTAACTGTTAATGTGCCATTTGTTTGTGTAACATCTTCACCTTCAACATATGTTCCGCTTCCAGATCCTAAACTTAAACGTGTTGTATTAGCAAACAATCTTTCAAATTTATCAATTTCTTCGATACCTGTATCAACTTCTTGATTGCTATACTCAAATTGTTGACATGATAATTTAAATGTAGGTATATTTTGAAGTTGATAAAATGGTGTTTCGTCTTCAACATAGTTGATTTCGAAAAGGCCATTAACTAATGGAAAATAGATAAGATCGCCTTCTTGAGGCCGAATCTCTGTTGGATCTTGAAATCGTGATACCAATTGTTCCCATCGCCTATTAGCAACAATAAGGTTTACACTATCTCTAATTTCTACTCCAAACTTTGAAAGCAAATCGCCATCTCCACCGAAACCATCGACATTCTCAACATACATTTCAATTTGATATGCTGCGCCAAATTTAGAGAGTGCGTCTTCATTAAAAATTGCATCTGTATTAACGATATTCCTCGGAATATAAAATACGTCATGACCATAAATCCTAAGAGCCTCTATAGTAATATCTTCATAGAGTCTTTTTTCAGAAGTTGCACCTTGGCTAAAATATACATTCCGGGGCATATTATCCTATAAAATCTAGTGGTGGTAATTCGTGCTCGAGCCGAATCTTCTCTTCGAGTTTCTCAATATCAGCAACGGCATCATCATAAATTTGACGGCCATTTATCGTAACTCCTCCTGGAAGTTGCATTCCTTCAAACTTAATAAGGTTTAATCCCCATTGTCTTTTGAATAAAGATGTAGAATATCTTTTTAAGAACATATCATTATATACATTAACAAATGATTCTGGGTCAACTGCACTATAACCGTCAAATACAATATAATTACCTACACCAACATCAGTTAATGTGTCTGCATGAAAATTGACTCTTCCTTTATGTCGGCTATATTGAATCATTTCAAATACACCATTAATATTACGATCAATGAGTGAAAGGTATTGTTTAGTTAGCTCATAGTTAATTATTCCTCCAAAAGATCCATTTAAGTCAAAGATATCATTTAAATGTAATTGATAATCAAGAGAAAGAAGTGATGTACCAGAATTAGTATTATCTATATTAAATACATTATTAATTGAAAGAATATTTGTATTAGATGATATTGCAATATATCCATTATCGATATCATCCTGTGTAACCTGATGTTTCAAAAGATTTCGAACTACAGCATCGCCATGAAACTCTTGATAAAACTGTATTGCTTCATCAACACGATCTTCTAATTGATCATCATCAACATTAATCTCAATGACAGGATGGCCTAGCGCCCTTAAACAATAATCGATAAGCTTTTGTCTTGTATCTGGTGTAGCCATATTATCTATTTATATGATTTTAGTTTTAAAAATACGTGTTTTATCGCCATCCACATATCTAAATATTTATACTTAGCTAATCTACCTAGAAATATTGTATTCTCATCTTTTCTAGACAATTCTTCATACTTTAAATATATATTTTGACTTTCTCCCCAAGGAATTGGGTAAAATGGAATATCTCCTTCTTCCATATCTTTGGGGTATTCTCTGGTAATTACTGTGCCACCATGGTGATTTGGAGTAAAATAAGAAT